GGCGCGCGCCTCCATGTAGGAATGAACTGTTAGCCTTGCTTCAACACATTGAGTCCCTTGGGAGCTTTTGGCTCGGCGTTCGCCGAATTGACTGGAGAACTGCCGAAGAAGGCTGGGAACCGGAGGATGAGCAGGAACGAAAGAGTCTGGGACTACGCACGTTCAGAAGGTCTAGCAAGTACCCAGTTGAACCACAACCTGTTATCCAAGGGATGCTTGCGGAGATCGTGCAAAGTCACGAACGGTTAGCCCATCTAACAATTCCGATGGCATTCTACCGTGAGGGCAATAACGCGTTTCTAGGGCACCAGTATGTCAACGCGTTCTACAACTTCTATTTCTTGCTAGAGGACTTGTATGCGGAGGGGAAGGTCAGCAATAAGGAGGTTAGCAAGCGTTTTAAGAACTCACCGCAACTTCGACAGGCGGTGGAAGAAGCCCTACAACATCTTGCTGAACCAGCAAATGCACGGCATCTAAGAAGAATTCAGGAACATCTTTCCCATGACAACCTGTCCCTAAGCGTGGATGGGGTGCTCGATCTAATTGTGAAGATGCGCGGTGATCTTCACCACTTCTCACAGCGGAGCACACGTCCCAAGGGCCACCCACTTAATCAACACAAATTTGAGTCCCCTGCCTACCTCCTTCTCAGCATATGTCTCATGCTCATCCCGACGCTCATGTCGCCAGATGACGGCCCAAGTTAGCACTTGACAGCCCGAAGCTCGGTACGGCTAGACTCCGGTATGACCAAGCCGATTGCTGCGAAGGCGGGAGCCGTTCTTCAACTCACGGACGGGGCGATCTGCACGTTTGTAAGGACAGGGAGGCAGGCTCCACCGCTAACAGTGATTGTCCGTCAGGGTACGGGGCCAGAGTGGGAGATTGCGGTTGCCGAGGTGGCGTCGGTGATGTGGACGCCATAAAGTCGGTATCTAGTCAGGACTTGCCTAGCTCCTCGCGGATACGGTAGTGCGATAGCTCACGTTCAAGATTACGAATCTTCTCGTCATACCGCATCGCCGTCAAAGCGTGACCGGTGTAAAGCCCCAATATCAAGCCAATGACGCCCAGCCGCGTTGAATAGGCCAAGGTATCAAGCAGCAACGAGCCCACATACAGGATGCCAAAGAACGCGCCTATCTGAAGCACAAGGGTGAATAGCTCCTTTAGCCCGGCGCGTGTCATTTCGCCCTCTGTTGTTGAGTGACCAGTGACTAGTACGTCGAGTAGGAGTCATCGGCAAGGTAGAACTCAACCTCAGCGGTATAGCGCACTGGGCCGGAGCCTTCCGGCTTCCGGGTGACCTGAACAAACCGCACTGTCGTGTAGACCTTGCTTGGCCCGTCCATTCGGTCGAAGCCTCCCGCGCCGCTCACGTCCTCCCAAATGCCGATAGTAGGGGACAGGCCACCCTCTAGCCGCTTCCGAGTGCCGAGTGATTGCAAGAGTGCCCACTGAGCAGCGAAGGCGGAGTGATTCGGCCCGTAGCCGTTCCAAATCCACTTACGCGGCCTGCTGTCTCTCAGCGGACGCTGTAGGATCACGTTTCCGTCTTGGCTGGTCCGGACGGTTACGGCCTCCGCCGGGGGATACTCCACCTCAGCCGGGGCAATCTCAAGCTCTACCTCATGCTCTCCCGAGCCGTCCGTATACTTGACGTGAAACCCCATCTAGTCCTCCCTTAGCCCCAAGAGCTATTACGCCGCTGGCCCGAGAGGGCATCCTCAACGGCCTCTGTGGCCAGCCGCTTCCATTCCTTGGGCGTCAGTTGTGCAGCCGGGGCACTCGGCATGCTGATACTCACCTGTACGTCTCCATAGCTCACGCTCATTGCTCCGGGGCCACTGCCGCCGATACCCGGTGCGTAAGCCGGAATGTTGAACGTGCTCGGGAGGTTCAGGAAGCGATTGTCAGGCTTTAAGAGAGCGTCGGTCTGAGCCTGAATAGTCGTAATCGTCTCCCGCTGTGCCCGTTCAATCGCGGACAGCATCTTTACCGCCGGTTCCTCCTGCTGCTTCTTACCGCCGAAGAGCCCGCCGAGCTTACCGCCGAGGAACCCGCCCACAATGCCGCCGATGGGTCCGCCCACAAGCGAGCCTGCCAGCCGGCCGAGACTCCCCACAACGTTCCGAGTCCCGCCACCGCCAAGCACCGCACCGAGCGAGCTTGCGACCAGCCCCTTAACGTCGGTTCCTGCTCCCGGCTTCCCGATCTCTGGAGGCTTGGCCTTGACCGCGTCCCGCTTGGCCTTGGCTTCCTTCTCCGCAGCCGCCGCAATCTGTAGAGCGACAATCTGCCGATCCCGGGCGAGCTTGAGCCGTAGCTGCTCGTTCCGCAATTCCTCACCTGAGAGCGACGTATCGAACAGCAGGGCATCCCGCTTGAGGTTGAAAATCTGAAACACTAGGTCAAGTTGCAGCCTCAACTTGTCCGTAATGCTGGCCTCGGTCCCGAGCTTAGCGAGGGCCATTTGATTCTGTTGCTGGGCCTGCTCAATGAGGTTGTCAGTGACGATCCGGAACCGCTCAATGCCAGCGAGGGAGCGCGCTTCCTGCCGTTCCTTCGCGGCCTTGTCCGTCTGGGAGTCTCCACCCGAAGGGGCGGGGGAGCCGGGCGGGTCCAGTAGGGAGGCCGCGCCAGCCGCCGGACTCTCAGACGCAAGAATCTCGGCAATGGTCGCCCGCCACTTCTCCCGGGTCTTGTCCATCTCGGCGCGCGCTTCCGCGAAGTGGCCCGTAATGGCCAGCTTGAATGCTCGGAACGCGCCCGGTCCCATGATCCCGACCGTGGCAAAGATTTCCCGCCATCCGATAATGGATTTCTGCACCCATTCGGCCAGCTTGGCCACGATAGGCAGGATGGCCACTAGGGCAGGCTGGAGCGCCTTCCCGAGCGCCTGTTGTGTCTTTTCAATGCCTTGGCTCAAGAGGAACTGTTGCCCTTGGGCAGTGCCGAGCCATTTGAGATATTCGCCCCGCACTTTGCCGCCATCTTCCATAGCGGCGTTGAGGATTGCTTGAGCCTTTTGCGCGTCGGTGAGCTTGCCCGCCGTCGCGCCAATCTTGGCGGCGAACTCCGCATACAGAACGGACGGGTTCTTTCCAAAGAGCTTGTCAGTGCCTTCGTCAATGCCGAGGATGGCCTGACGCACGGCCTGTAGTGTCTGCTCGGCGTTGAGCCCTCGGGCCGCGCCAATGTCGAGGAAGGCCGCGAGGCCATCCGACGCCTTGCTTACGTCGCCTGCCTTACTGGCCAGCTTGGTAAGCTCAATCGTGAGGGCATTAGCGGTAATGCCGGAGAGCTTGAATTGGTCTTGAACTTTGCGGGAGGTGCCCGAGAGAAAGCCGAGAGACGTACCCGTTAGCTTGCTGGTAGCCGCTAGTTGCCGCTGGGCGTTGTCGTAGCGGTTGGCCACGTCGAGGGAGGACTTAACGGCCATAGCCAGCGCGCCCCAACTCGCCACCTGAGCGACGGTGGAGCGTGACAGGCGTCTGATATTCTGGTCAAGGCTGGTCACATTCCGCCGGGCGTCCGTCATTCCCCGGCGGAAGTCCTCAGACTCGGCCATTAGCCGGACGCGCAACGTTCCTAGGAGATTGGCCACGTCTTACCTCTTTCTTCTGCCTGCTAATGCGCCTTCCGCTCGCGCGATAAGGGCACGGTCTGCCTGCTCCTCTGCCTCAATCGCATAGAGCGCGCGCCACAACGTCAATTCTCGGCTGTCTAGGGCGAGTATGTCCGCGAGGGACATATGGAGGACTCGGGCGAGCTCGATGTAAAAGCGCGTCGAGCCGCCCTTTAGGCGTTTTTTGCTTCGTCCAGTGAAGCCTCGGTCATGGCATTGAACGAGAGGGCCGCATTAACGATTCGTTCAAGCGCTCCGCCATGCTTCTTGGCCAGTGCTTCAACGTCTTGCTCACTGAACAGCTTGGTACCGTCCGCGTCCACAGTGCAGAGAGCCGCGATAGCTGCCCGGCTCACCTTGTCAGAGGACAGCATGCGCTCAAGGGCATCTCGCTCGGCTCCATTAAGTGCCCGGACGTAGACGCTGCCTTTCCATTCCGGGATGACGACTTCCACGCGCGGCAAGTCGTCCGCGTTCAGGATGGCATCTCGGGTGAGCCCAGACATTACGGGGTTACCTCGGTAACGCGGGCCAGCGTGCCAGCCGAGACAACGGTCAGGGTAACCGAATGCTTGTCACCCACAGCCGCGTCCAGCGGCGCGAACTCAGTAATAAGGCCGTCGCCCTCATAGCTCGGGTTTGTCTCGCTAATCGCGTCCGACTTCGCCCGAATCTTGATCGGCACAACCGTCCCGACCTTGGCGAAGAACGGGCCGGTTACGGCTTCGTCGCCGTTGAACTCCATCGCCACGGACCATTCCTTGAGCCCGCCGAGGTTCTTGCGGGTGTCTGCCCCCATCGCGGTTGTATCCACGGCAGCCGCCGAGTAGGCAATAGCCACCCGGGTGTTGTTGCCGGAAACGTCCACGTCATCCACGGACACCTGAGCGTCCGTAATTACCATACTGGCCATTGTATTTACCCTACCTTTCCGTTCGGCTCTTTAGTCGCCGAGAAACAAAGTGAAGTCCATTGAAACCCGGCGTAGTGCCGTCTCCTGCTCGTAACCGTCTGCCGCAGTGTCCAGCAAACAGTCAAGTACGTCGTCCTCGCCCAACGTGCCGCGAAACCGGCTCAGTCGAGCCTCTACCTGCTTGGCCACGGTATGAGCCTCGGCATAGGTCGAGCCGTAGGCGTCTACCTGAACGCGATACCGCACCAAGGGCGCATCGCTGCCCATCGCATGGAGTGGCACTCGGCTAATCACCGTGTAGGTGATGGCGGGATACGTGCCGCCCTGTGGCAGTACCTGCGGATAGACTCTCTCGCCCGCGTCCGTATCGGCGCTCAGTCTCGCGTATACCACAGCCCCGGCGCTCATTAGAGCACGTCCCGAAGGGATGCCCGCAGGGATGCGCTAACCGCTTCCTGAGCCTCAGACGCCTTTGCGTCGAGGGCTGGCCGGAGGAAGGGCCGCGCGGCAATAAACTTCGTGCCCTGCTCAATGAGCCGCCCATACCACGTCTTACGGCTATAGCCGATGTTGACCTGTACCCGTCCGACCTGTACCCGAGCCACTTCGGCGGTAATGCCTTCCGCCAGTGCGCCCGACTTCTTAGGGGCCAGCCGTCTTGCTTCGTCCACAATGACGCGGGCTCCGGCTTCGCCAGCCTTTCGGAGAAGCAATCCGCTCGCCCGGTCGCCCACACTCTTAAGGGCGCGGTTTAGCTCGTCGGCCCCGTCGAGATAGGCAACCGTGTTCTTCCGGACCATTAGTCCGCCTTTCGGGTGGCCAGCAAGACCAGCTCCCGCCCTCTGCCGTCCGGATCGGCTACCGACTGCACGTCGTACACGGCATCCTCAGAGACAACCCGCATCCTCGCGCCTAGCCCGTCGAGGTAGCGCATGCGGAACCGCGTTGTAACCGTTGCTGTGACCTGTTGGGCTGCGAATAGCTCGCGCCCGGTCAAGTCCTGCCGACTCGCCCATGTCGAGACAAAGGGCTGCCACGTCTCTAGCGGCTCCCCATAGCCATCTTGCTCGGCTACGGCATGCTCAACCGTTACCCAATGCCGCAGCTTACCCGCCTCCACTACTCGGCTTCCTCGGGCGCATCCCAAGAGCGAAAGGGGAACAACAGCCGATCCATGGTAGGGTTAGCCTTGAGGGCCACGGCGGCCTGTGCCTCCCGGTTCTCGTACAGGTCGGCAATGAGAAGCAGGGCCACGGCTTGTAGGGCGAAGGGCGCGGGCGTGACTACTGGCTCGCCCGTCAACTCCTCAATGTGCTCTCGTACTGCGGACTCATAGAGGCTCAGGAGATAGTCGTCAGCCGTTCCGGTAACCCGGAGGTGCGCCTTAATGTCGTCCAAGCCGTTCAGGAACATGCGGAGCCCCCCTCTAGAGAGCGACCGGACTGGGTTAGCCCAACACCTTGCGGTGGGAGGACAGGGCTATGGAACCCTGCGGACTAACCCGATCCTTTCGCTTTGCTGCTTTACGCTGCCGCCTGCTTGAGCGACTTAATCGGATGCTGGCCAGCGTCGAGGATTCGCCCGTCATGCCGCGAGAGCCCGAGGAAGCAGACCTGCCCGTACTCCGCGAAGCGTTCATCCAGCCGCACGATAGAGACCGCCGACACGTCCCGAATGAGGTACTTGCTGAACGCGCCGTAGAGCATGGACACCTTGTCCGCCGCAGGCGCGTCCATGTGCTGATTGATCGTGTAAGGATGGCCGTAGATCGTGGCCGGAGCCTGACCGGCAACGCCCGGGAGCCACAGCGGGCGTCCCTGATCGTCCTTGAGCCCCTTGAGAATCCTCAGCATGGCGTCATTGAACATGAACGACGCATTCTCCCGATAGGCCGGGTCCACGCTGTGGATGAGGTCGAGGACTTCGTCAAAGGTCACGGTACCCACGGCGGCAGCCACCTTGCCCACAGTCGCGCCCGTAGCCGCGCCCTGTGGCTGGGTCGTTCCATTGCCAGTCGTGGCGTGCCGGTTGTAACCCCGCGCAAGCCGCTCGCCCAACAGTCCGCCCACCAGTTCCGGGATGTTCACAGCCGAATCCTGTAGAAGCTCCAGCGGCACCTTGATAAGGCCGGTGCTGTACTTGAACGCCTTGAGGGTGACGCTACCAAAGACGGCCTCATTCTCGGTGATTTCGACGTTCTCTCCGACAATTCCCGCTTCCTCGGCGGTATCGTCCACAGTGGGCCAAGGCAGGTCGGCCCCGGTCGCAGTCACCAGCCGCCGCGAGACAGCCCGCATCCCGCCGAACGCCTTAAGCGCCTTCTCCACCTCGCCGGAGAACTCGTCCCGAACGAGATAGCCGCCCGCCGAGGGAGTGCCGACAGCCTGAGCCGCGCGCATCTCGCCAAGGTCGAACGAGAACGCCTTGGTAGTGCCCAGCCCGCAGGAGTCGAGCGTCGAACGCTGCTCGTCGGTCAGAGTCGCATCGGAACCGGCCAACAGCCAGCTTCGGAGCGCATCCGGTGCAGCACTCTCGTCCCGGGTTTCGTCCCGCGTCACGCGGCCACGGCTCCGGTTCTGCTCCTCCTCCTGAGCCCTGATAGCCTCATCCCGGGCAATGGTCTGTCCGAGGGCTTCGGCTTCTTGCACAGCCGCGTCAAAGGCGCTCGTCTCGGTTTCGGTAAGCGCCCGGTTCTCAGCCTTGGCCAGATCGGTAATCTTTCGTGCTTCGGCCAGTAGAGCGCGCTTCTTCTCGGCAAGCTTCATCGTTGGTACTCTCTTTCTGTTAGAGGGCGGCGATTCTCAGCCGCCGCTCAAGCGCGTCTAGCTGATTAGCCCGGTTCACTTCGTCCTGCATTGCGTTTCTCACTTCTACTGCTGCGGCGGGATAAGCCGGGTCCACCACTACGCTGACTTCCTTGAGCATGACACTTGTCAGTGTGCGGAGGCCGCGTTGCCGCTTCTCACCGCCCGGATAGGGGCGGAAGCGAAACGACATACCGTGTACGTCGCCGCGCCGAACAAGGGCCAACAGGTCACGTCCGTAACTGGTATCTGCTGGGTCAATCTCCACGCGGAGCCCGCGCGCATCCTCAGTCACAGTTAGGGTGCCGTTGGTCGTGCGGGCCAGTACCTTGGCTGTGTCGTGCTCCATTAGAGCGAGAATGTCCGGGTTCTCAGTCAGGGTCCGAGCGAATGCGCCCTGCTCGATGACTTCCACGAAACCGCCAAGGTCATGGGAGCGGCTGTTAAAGACTGCGGCGTAGCCGACGAGCTTACCCGAGTCCTCTTGCAGCCCGGCGGTAGCCCGAATCTCAAGTGTGTTACTCACCTGTAGGCGTCTCCGCAGGCTGTCCAAGCAAGGTGAAATTGAGCGGCTGAATCCGCGTGTCTCCCTCGGGGCCGATATTGTTCATGTTCTCACTCGCCCTGATCTCATTGACGGAAAGCGCCCCCATCTCCCGCATGGCTCGGTAATACTCCGCCCGGCTCTTGCTATCGCCCCGGAGAAGCCCGGCAAGCATGAACTCGGCAAAGTGCTGGTCATCCTCGCCAAAGAGCTTGTAGTTGATTTCTTGGCTGATCTTCACAGTCCACGGCGCAACGCAGTAGTTGGTAAAGTCCGTCGCCTTAGCCTCAACCGAGGCGAAGGAAGCTCCGGACTCCAACTCGGCCAGCATGTGGGGCGGAATGAGGAACAGCCGGGCCACGTCGAGGACGGAGAAGCGCCGAGACTCAAGTAGTTGGGCGTTCTCGGGGGCAATGCCGCGTGCGGTAAAGGTCATCCCTTCTTCCAGCACTAGAAGCCGCTGGGCATTCGTGAGCCCGGCGGTATGGGCCTCAAAGCCTTCCCTAAGGCGCTCCCGACCTGCGGGTCCGAGCTTGCCGGGATGGGAGAGGACGCCAGAGGGAGCCGCGCCGTTCTTGAAGAAGCTCGCTGCGAACGTGTCTTGAGCCTTGGCCAGCCCAAGGGAGTCCCTTGCTACTGTGATAGGCATCCCCGCTAGGCCGTCTAGCGACATTCCCGCGATATGGAGGACTGAATCCGCCGCAAGCGGCACGTCATCGCCACCGACGCGGACCACATACACGCGCCGTCCCGCAGTGTCCCTAGCTACCCGCATAGCACCCGGATGAATCGGCCAGAGGGCCAGCGGCTCGCCTGCGTTGCTCCATTCGATCTCTGCGTAGGCATTGCCCCAGAGGAGCGCCCACACCATTCCAAGCTCCCAAAAGGCAAAGGCTGTCATTTCGGGATTCGGACGGTCGTGCAGTAGCCGGTAAACGGGGTGGGTCCGGTCCCGCTCCTTGCCCTCGTGCTCGGTCCGCGCGTAGGTGATACAGGGCAAGCTCGCAATCGTGCTGCTAATGAGCCGCACGGCACTAAAGACTGCGGGGAGGCTTAGGCTGTTCTCGGGCGTAACACTGATACCCGCCGCACTGTCCCGAGCGCCAAGGGCCTGCCACAGCCAACTAGCCGGGTCACTCAGGCTAGTAGCCGGGTTCTCCGGATTGCTCCGGCGCTCAATGCGGGGAAACAGCCTCAAATGGTCCATGTGGCTCCTAGCTCGGGTAACCGAGACAGGCAGGGTGATGGGCAGCAACAGGAGGGATGCGCGTGATGGCCTGTCGTCTCTACCAGTACGTCCTGACGGGCCGACAAAACCGCTAAACGTCTGGCGGGACTTGTTACAAAGCGAGAAGGCCGTGCGTCTGGTACGTGCTCACGGAGGCGGGGGCGTCAAGGAGGGCAGAGACGGCCATGATCCCGGCAATGATGCCGTCTACTCGGCGAGTGGATTTCTGCTTATTCACCTTCACGTTGTCGCTTGCGTCTCTCGTAAGCATGCAGCCTGACAGTTGCCATGAGAGAACGGGGTTACCGTCGTGCGCGATACCGCGAGAGACTATGAGCCGTTCTAGAGCCTTAGTCGGGGCCGACATTGAGGCGTAGCCCTGCCGCATGCCCTTGAGCGGTAAGCCGTCGTCCTCGGTTAGCTGAGTGGCCAACTGAGTGCCATGCCAAGGGTCAAACCGAAGCTCCCGTAAGTCGTATTGATTAGCCAGTCGGTTGACCTCGGCTCGGATGAAGCCGTAATCAATGACCTCGCCCGGAGTGACGTGTAGTAACCCGGCATCCGCCCATGCCCGATAAGGGACCTTGTCCTGCTTGTCTGATAGCTTGGCCTCGGGCAGAAGGAGCCGGGGCACTAGCCAAATCGGCTCCGTCTCATCCTCCGGCTCGATGGCCAAGAGGACGGCGGACAAGTCCAACGTCGAGCTAAGGTCCATCCCGCCGTAGGCAGTCCTTCCGGTCAGGTCGGGCATGGGGCCACGGTTACAGGCGTCCCAATGGTCCGCACTGATCCACTGGACGGCGCTACCTGTCCGCTGATTGAGGTGGAGCCGCCGGAACGTGTAAGCGTAGCTCGGCAGGAGCTTGGCCTTTTCGACTTCGCGGGCTAGGTATTCCGGCTTGACCGAGACACCGAGGTTGGGATTGGCGACGGCCCACACTGCCGGGTCGGTCCAGTCCGCATCCTGCGGAGCCTCATAAATGACGGGAAGGAATGCACTGTCTCTGATCTTCCCATCCCGCACGGCGCATGCTCGGTCATATAGCGTGTTGCAAACGCTCTCCCTTTGCACGTCGGCTGTAGTCGCGTAGATCACAAGCGGCTGCCTGCGGGCGGCAGTCGAGGTTACCAGAGTATCCACAAGGTCCGGCGTACGGTGCGCGTGCAGCTCGTCAATTACGAGAGCCGAGGCCGAAAGTCCGTGA